TAAAAACAAAACTAATATCAATCATAACGTTTTTCTCCTTTCTATAAATTTAATTAAAATTAATCAAAGAGATTTCCATATCTCTTATTTTCAGCAGATTTACCCTCTGGTACTCTAAACAGAGAGAACTTATGCTGATTAGTATCCTTTGCCACATGTGCTTTTCTACTATTAGATTTAGCAAAAGAAAGCAGAAGAGCATCACATTTGTTCTGAATTTCTTCAGCGGAATATTCAGAAATATGTTCTCTAATTTTAGCAAATTCAGCAGAGCCAGAAATATCTTCCCAATCCTCAGAATTAATTATAGCTTCTTTACGGGAATCTTCCTCAGCTTTCTGATATTTAGCAAGTTCTTCAGACATTGTAGAATATTTGGAACGCATACTATCAATTTCTGCTTCTTCTGTGTCTGTAACATAAATTGCATGAACAGGAACTCGATCACCTTTAAGAGAAAAGACGCCAGCACGTTCACTATAAGATTGACGATATGCACTTCCAGCCCATGCATCTACCATTACAAGTTCTTTATCATAAACAAGAACATTATAATATGCATTATCTGTTTCAGAATATGCATCATTTACAAGCGTAGCAAGAGCATAGATTTTATCATTTAAAGAAACCGCAAATTCTTTACCATTAACATTATAGATAATAGAATTTTCAATCTTTTTAACTGGTTCATCATCTTGTGTGCCATCTTGAGATTGCTCTTCAGGTTCAGATTCTGGTTCATTATCATCTTCAGCCTCAGACTCTTCGGGTTCGTCACCTTCCGCACCTTCATCTTCAGATTCAGGATTTTCTTCTTCAAAATTCGATTCAGGAGTAGGATCGGCTTCAGCGTTACCAAACATCTCTTCGAATTTAGCTTTCAGCTCTTCATCTGTCAGATTATCATGCTCAAATGTGACATCTTCAGCAGTTACGTTATACTGCTCCAAAAGTTGCTCAAATAAGCCCATATTATCTTTTCCTCCTTTCGTAGAATTTTGATCTATCTCAAATGTGGCTTTTTTATCCACATCGAAATTTAATAAAGATATATTAGCACCTTCCATTGCAGGTTCTACAGCAGAACCATCTTCATAATATCCAAGGATTGTAATCCCCTTAAATACAAAATTATCTATATTTAAAATTTTTTCTTTGGCATCATATGAAAAATCATAAACATCAATTTCTACAGATACAGGACATTGTCCGTCTGCATCCATAAGAATATCAGGTGCTTTTGTATAACCCTCATAAAGATAAGCATCAGTTTCAATATACTCTTTATCTTTATCAGCATCATAAACTAATTCTGGTTTAGCATCTGTAGGAACATGACCAACTGGAATTTCATCATATACAATTTCACCCCCGTCATCTTCATGCATTGCGTGCCAACCAAATACATTCTTTTGTTCTCCATCAATTTCAAGCTGATGGATATACGCTAAAATAGGACGATTCTTAATGCTTTTTAAATTTTTTTTCATAGAACTATAAGTAATTTGACTATGATTTTTATTTTTGCCCACATGAGCAGCTTTTAAATGTGCTTTAACAAGTCCATCCTTGGATGTATCTTGATTAAATGACAAAGTACCCTCAAGTCCGATAGCGACAAAAGAACCGCCAAAATCATCTTTTGAGAATTTTAAACTATTACCTTTATTTACAAGATATTCGTAAAATGAATCTATACTAATAAACATAAACACACCCCCTCATTACAAGCACACCGTTTTTGAAAAGATGCATTTATCAATAGGAATAGTACTAAACTCTCCATTTTCAAAACGACCTATATTTATAAAAACAAATTGATTTCCTTCTTTTTTCATTTCAGGATAACCAGCCTGTCTAAATAATTCAGCTACCTCTATATCAGAGGTTTTAATAAACGGCATTTTTTCCATTATTCAACCCCCTTAACCATTTGATCTATCTCTTTTTTCTCGGCTTATTTCTCCATCTTCTGTAAGATCTGAATCATCAGACTCAGGTCTACCAACTTCTCCATCAGTATTACCAGAAGATGTGTGACTAGATGCAAGTGGACTATTAAATTTTTCAGACAGACCAAGAATGTTTTCTTCAAGATAATTAGTAGCTAATGATTCATATTCACTAATGCCACTCAATGTATTAAGTGCTAATTTTACGGGAAGACCATAAGTGCCATTCTCTAACAATTCTTTTCTAAAGTCTTCTTTGGTATAAGCACTAATAGGAAAGAAAACTACTTTACAAGGCGTACTAAGATTATATGTTGCATATCTATTAACCCAACCTTGGGTCTGACCAAGTAAAGAACTAATTGCCAATTCAGTATCAACTTTCATGGCAAGTTTTAACCCAGTAGTTCCTGTAATAGAAATACTATTAAGCACTTGTCCACCCATGCCAGAATTAAGAACATTTTCTGTAGCTTTAGTTACTTTATTACTATTAGTAGTAGCATCATTATCACTAAAACCAATAGTATTCAATTTTCCGGGCACTATAGCGGCTGAAGTATAATCTGGTAATGCTTCTTCGCACATTCTATTAAAATATTGAATAATAATTTCGGGATCAACTTTCCAATCGTCAATATTTTTACTGCCAGTAATAGTCTCCATTTCTAACCAAATTAATTTATAAATGTCTTGTTCATCCGCAATAGCCTGAAAATCTTTTACATCTTCTAAATTAATCAATTCAGCAAATAACCCAGAATAATATGGGACAATAACTCTCCAGTCTTCTACGTTTAATTTTAAACAAACAGTATATTCTTCTGGAAAAACTTGCCACTTAAAATCATCTCCACCAGAAATATATTGTCGATACATACTATCAAATGGTTCACCCCAATATTCAAGAAGATAATTATAAGTGCCTGTAAAATACGACATATCCATAGCAAATGCAAAATCGCCAGTAGGAAATCTGCCCGCAATTTTACAATAATCGGGGTCTAGTGGAAGAATAAACAATCCATTATCATCATAATAAGCACACCCATAAAATACATCTTGAAGAAAACAAATAAGATATATCATTAAAAATTTTTGCTGAAGATCAAGACTATCAATAAACTTGGCTGTTTCAGCATATTCTTTTAATATTTTCTTATCATTTTGCGTGTTAGCAATTACGTCATAATTTGGAATAATGCGCCTTGCATCTAATTCAAACATAGTTGCATTATAATTAATTAATTTTTTATACATCTGTGATCGATAATAAAGATACCAAGAAAGATTCCTAAGATTCTTTTCATTATTGCTTATATTCTTTAGAAATGTAAGAAGTCGTTCCTTATTGAAGGTAGGAATAGCTTTTCTTGTATTCTTAGTCACATCTGTAATTTGTTTAAATGAAGATTGAGCAGCTTCAAAATTTTTTAATCTATCATAATTGTTATTATAAAAAGCTTGTAATTCAGAAACTGTCTTTTCTCCATGTTGAGTATTAATTGTTTCTCGTGTCTGAGTTGTGCCCGACACACTACGATTTCTTTTTCTTTTTCGTGCCATATGCACCTCCTCAAATTACTCTATTATTTCTTGTGCGCCCTCTACGAATGGTAAGTTTGTGCACTAATTGCTCTGCGTCTGAAAAATCTGGCTTTAATTGCAATTCTAATTGTTTCATGCACCAATAATTATATGAAAGAGAAGAGTAACGGTCTTTTCTATTGCCTTTAGTTTCATATACTTTTAATTTACCATCTTTATAGTATCCTTTTAATTTAACTAATTCGAAAATGGCTGCTGATGTTTCAGCGTAAGATTTTAATAATTCGCCTTTTTCATATACCGTTAATTTCTTATATCCTTTATATTCTTTGGAAAGATATATTTCTGCATCATTTTCAGTTACAAGAAAATCCACATTTCCATTTTGAATTGCATTACGAAGTAGAATACAATATATACTATTAGAGTCAGCGGAAGCCTTAATGGAATATACAACTTTTTTAGCGTCCTTCACTTTACAACGTTGTGCCATTTCATCATTGTTACAACATGTCAGCGCCTTATATGTATTTCCCGTTTCAGGATCATACTGATCTTTAATAATAAAATCATATACACCCAAGCCACTTCCATTGCAGTCTAATACTAAATATGTACAATTATACTCATAAAAATATCTTATAACTGTTAAACCAAGTTCATCAGTTGTCAATCCTTCAAAAGTTTGTCCAAACACATAATGACCTTTATATTTAGTATCTGTTACACGAATTGCATCATTTATATATATGGCTGCCGCATCGTTCTTTTTCTTTTTAGTAGATGCCATTAAAGCAACGTCCACTGACATAATACGTTCACCATTTCTAGGAGCATGCGGAATAGGATTATCCTTAGAATAAAACTTTAAAGGTAATAACCCTTTTTTGTTAACTCTAAGACGTGTGGCTTCGTCAAAACTAAACACACCACCCTCATTATCTCCATACCAATAACATTCATCTTCCATATGAAACGCAATTTCATCAAAATCGTCTTCCGACATTCTATCTTCTATTTCATCTCTCATAAGAAGTCCTTCAAGAACAGATATTTGATATGGAAGTCCGCACATAAAATATTTTCTATTAGGATTCATAAAATTCTTAAAATATGCTAAGAATTTTTGATATCCCCAACTTGACTTCAACCAAGCAGAGGACATATATATTTCTTTATTACGCTCTTGTAAATGGGCGTATTTAGGCTTACTTAAATAACCGGGATTTCTAGGTGCTTTTAAAAACTCTCTAATAACACTATCTATAATACGCTTATCTGTTTTAACATACTCATCTACTATAATAATATTGCAGTGAGCAGAACGAGCATTATCAGTGCTAGTAGTAGTTTTTATCCAACTCGTATTTTTGAAATGAATTGCATTCTCATTTTGACCAATACTGATTTTTGCTATTTCGTTTCTTAAAAAGGGACTTTGTGGACAAAATTCATCTCTTATTTTTAGCAATGATTCAGACGCCTGACGCAATATTGGAGCAGTAATTATAATTTTTGTGCCCGGATATAAAATACACCTGATACATGCGAACATTGCCACAAGCATTGTTTTGCCCTGACCCCTACAAGCAATATACATAAAGAAATTATTATGCATCATCGCCCATAGCAATAATTCTTGAAACCATCTTAATTTAATATCTGTAAACTGGAATACGTCTCTAACAAACCGTTGCGGATTCGCTCTATAATAACCAGCTCTCCACGCAATAGTGCGCATAAGTTTTTTATGCTTTTCTTCTTTAACCTCATCTATACTTCTAGTTTCTTCAACGAATTCAGCCATTATCCATCATCCGACATGAATTCTTCGTTCATTTTATTTCCGAAGATTTCATCAAAAATAGACTCTGTATCATCACCCTCTTCATATTCAGGACGTGTTACAGTAAATTTACCAATAAATCTTTCATATATAGAAGAAAAAGCATTTTTCAAATTTAACATTTTAGCCAAATGTCCCTTATAAAACACATCTATTAACAAACCAATTCTATCAATATCAGCCCATGCACCTTCGGGTTCAGGAATTGGTTGTTCTACTTCCCAAGCCTTAATTAATTCACCAAAAGTTTTTTGATCGGTCATTGCATCTGTGGAATTTTGAGTAGGTTTAATTCCTAAACTTGTCATAATATCCTGACAAGATTTAATAGCATCTTTAGGATCGCTTCCTTCTTTAGCTAATTGCCTTGCCCTCATATCTTGAATGCATAATTGTTCAAATAATACTTCTTGTGCCTTGGCTTCAGCAGGATATCTTGAAACCCAATCTTCATAGGCGCTTTCAAGTTGATATAACTCTTCAGAAGAGTAAGCGCCAAACCTTTTACGACCACGTTTAATTATCTCTTGGTCTTCATCAACAATTTCAATTTTTTCTGGTCTTGATACTGAATATTTTTCGCCATATTCAGAATTTTCCCAAGTCTTCCCTTTATAAGCGGGCAAACTACAAATCTGAGACATATACCTTTGAAAAGGTAGCATCTTAGATTTACCAGTATCATTAGATTCTTCATTGTTATATGAATTAACACAACTAATATATAAACTTTCAATAAAAGGTTTATCCATTTTTCGCAATACTCTTTGAACAGATATCTTGGTCTCTCTGGGCGGATCTGTAGGTTTTTCTATATTTTCAGCATCCCTAAAAACACACTCTTTACAAACAGGAAAATATCCATGTATTGTATTTCCATCTGCATAAAAATTTTCTTTTTTAGCAGTTTTTAATCGTCCACAAGAAGGACAGACTAAATCATCACATTTTGTAATTCTTGTATAGCGTTCTGCAAGCGCATTATATTCGTTACGCAAATCGCTAATCTTCATTTTTTTTACATCGTCTGGCTTTTTAGCCTCACGAATATAAGCCATGCAATCACCTTCCTTTTTATCCATTTAAATCAATCAATTGTTACATAAGAAATAGCGGGAGCCAGATTTGAACTGGCGATCTTCAGCTTATGAGGCTGACGAGATAGACCGAACTTCTCCATCCCGCAATATATAATAAAGAAGAGATACGCCTACACGTATCTCTTCCTAATCAAAGAATAATCTTGTATGATTCATTATGACCATAAATACTATGAAAACCAAAAATTTTGACCGCAGGTTTATTGCCTTTAAAAATAGTATCTGCATAAGGATCACAACCTATAAAACTAGGACACATCAAAACTTCTGTGTCATGACATACCCCT